ATAAGCATAAGCAGCAGCATAAGCAGCATTAGTAGCATCACGAGCAGCCTCATCAGCATCCAATTTTTCTTGTAGTTCCTTTGTCATGGTGTTATTTTAGGTTAGTTTTTATCGCTTCAAATTCAGTTGAATATGCTCGCTCATCCGCATTTGCCCTTGCCATTTCAGCAACGATAAAATCCTCAACAAGTTGCGTTTGCTCTTCCGTAATAATGCCTTTCTTGTAAAGGTTATATGCAAGGAACTCAAAGGTCGCGGTGAGCTTTCCAACAAGATATGGGTAACAGACAGGTGCTTCTTTCATAGTGACAATATCTTAATCTAGTTTTTAAACGAATCGAGCTACCACTGTGGAGCTTCCTGCCAATTCTTCCTTGAAAAAGCAGTCATTTCTATCAGAATTCCACCCACTGAAAAGGAACTTTCGCCCCTCATAGGTAAGAACTTTCTTACTAATTTTCTTTACATCATCCCATCCGTTTGGAACTGAGATATAAAGCCATCCGCGCCCATCGGCGGAAACACGGTAATCTGCTTTGATTTCTTTTGGGTCAATGGTGATGTTGGACATGGCTAAATCTTAATCTAGTTTTTAAATGGTGGAGCGTGTAGGAATCGAACCTACATTGGAGGTGTAGAAAACCTCAGTCCTATCCGTTGAACGAACGCTCCGATTTTGTGCTAGTTTTTATTCTTCATATGTCTCCTCCAGCATTCTTAGGCTTTCCCTAATTTCTGCCAGTCTCTTACATCTGAAAAGATAAATCTCCTGCTCTTTGATGAGTGCAGGGTAGAATGCCCATTGTTGGCAACGTTTCCTTTCCTTTTCCACCATCTCTTGAAGTTTGGCAAGGCAGGAAGTATCGGTGAGGCTGAAGTCTATGAAGTCTTGCATGATTTGATCTTACGCTAGTTTTTATAATGTGCTTTTGTTCCACATGGAACAATGGTGGGTCGTGCAGGAATCGAACCTCCATTGGAGGAATAGAAATCCTCAGTCCCATCCGTTGAACGAACGACCCTTTTGCTTACTTATTATACATTATACTATTCATAATGTCAAGGATACAAGGCGAGGATCTCCTCCTTGTCCATAGTAGTAAACATAAACAATTGATTGTATTCTACTGGTTCACCATCGATAGGACTTTCTCCTTGATGGAAGTATTGCATTCTGAGGCGACCATCGATAAGATTATCAAAGTCTTCTCCCCAGTGCGACCCATCGAGAATAATCGTAGGGTATTTCTTACCATTGTTTTTACCGACGATTCCATGTTCTACTACTAGGCGGCGGAATTTTTTAGTATAGGTGCTGTTATTGTTTTCCATGTGTATATCTTAATCTAGTTTTTAAATGGTGAATTGTTCCACATGGAACAATGGTGGGTCGTGCAGGAATCGAACCTGCATTGGAGGAATAGAAATCCTCAGTCCTATCCGTTGAACGAACGACCCGTTTATAGAAAATGGTGGGGACGGATGGACTTGAACCAACGGCCCGATTTTGTGCTAGTTTTTAAGTGCGCCTGAATGGATTTGAACCATTGACCCGCCGATTATGAGTAAAAACATAATCATTTGACTAAGTAATGATATGTATAAATGTTTAAAGTGCGATAAAGAATTGAATGGAAAACAAACCAAATTTTGTTCTCATTTATGTAAATGCTCCTTTCACAATAAAGAAAAGCAATCATACATAGCACAACAAAAAAGAGGACACGCTAGGAAGAAAGAATTCATTGAAATGAAAGGAGGGAGGTGTAAGATATGTGAATATAATAAATGTTTTAGGGCATTGACATTTCACCATAGAGAACCATCTGAAAAATCATTCAATTTAGATATTAGAAGTTTGAGCAATAGAACATATAACAAGTGTATCAATGAATTAGAAAAATGTGATTTACTTTGTTTTAATTGTCATATGGAATTGCATGAGAATGAGTAGGGGCGACAGGAATTGAACCTGCTTACCTCCGATTATGAGTCGGACGCTAGACCAATTAGCTACACCCCTTTTTTGCTCTAACCACTGAGCTACACCCCCTATTAAATTTTAAATCTGGTAGTCCCGGTGGTAATTGAAACCACGTCTCCCCCTTATAAAGAAGGTGCTATCACCTCTCAGCTACGGGACAATGCTATGCTAGTTTTTAAAGTGGGAGTGGGGGGAATCGAACCCCCAAAGCTTGCGCCGACAGATTTTAAGTCTGTAGTGTTTACCAATTTCACCACACTCCCAAAGTATCATCATTTAATGATCCCGCTGTGATAGTCAATCATGTCTTGGATGTCGCTTTCATTCATATTGTCAGGCATGGTGCTATTCTGTGCTAGTTTTTATGCGATGAAGAATTCGCTTTCCTTGCCATTCACTGTGACATTATTTTGCCATGTCAAACCCGTATAGCTATTATTCGCCGTGCAATGAATCAACCATTGCTCATCGTTTTCATCCAAAGTTGGCGATTTGATTGGATTGATCACTTTGTAAATTTTCGATGCCCAATGCACCTGTTTTCCATCCCGAACCGCTTTTTTGATTTCGTTTAACGTCATGTCAGTATTCTACGCTAGTTTTTAAGTGTATTTTTGTGTATTTTTGTGTATCCGTCTATTCCAATTCTTAGCCTTGGCTAAATTTCTTATTTTCAACATATTTTCTTATCAATGAGTTAGATTGTTTCAGTAGAAACAATTTTTAAAATAATATACAATTTCCCAAACGATCATTATTATCATTATCCATGAAAACAATCCCAAAATTACCAATTCGGTTAGTGCTTTTCCAGTCATAATTTACTGTTTAGTTTTTCCGCAACTTCTTGTGCTTCCCCCATCGTTTCCAGAATTTTTCCATAGAAGTAATTGGAATAGGTGATTATTCCCTGATTATTAACTTCCATGGAAGGCTTGTGAATCACCTCATAGGCTTCTTCGGGTTGCGGCATTGCACCATGGAAGGAAACGTGCTTGGGAAGGGAAAGATGGGCATATTCATCCTTGAGCTTCCAGAGGGGATTTGATATCGCTTTGTAGGTCATGACAGTATTCTGTTCTAGTTTTTAAACAACCATTGTCCTGTGCTGGCAAAGGTTTCCATTCTTTTGATATCTGGTTCCCTTGGATTTTCGACTTTCACCAAGCTTCCATCCATGCGTCTTTGGATTCCTGCATTGGAAACGGTCCCCAGCATGATACATTGGAAACCATCCCATTCCACGGGAATTCTGATGTTGTCTTTCTCTTGGTATGTCATGGTTTTATTATTGTTTTATTATTGTTTAGTTTTTAAAGGCAGCTTTCAGCATCTGCTAGAATTTCCTTGGCAACTTCCCGGCAATTGGAATTCCGAAAGAGATATCCCACTCCCCATGTGGGATAAGGATAGGCTCCCCCCGTGTAGCTATTGTCTCCCGTTTGCCATCCCCATTCACCGTTTTCCGTATTGATTCCAATTGTGATTTGCACGGAAGGTGTATCGTCCCCATCAAATGCACGGGAATCATTGTCGATATATTTCTTACAATGCAGGAGAAGATTTGTGATTTCCTTGATCGTTGGTAGCTTGTGTTTCGTCATGGCAGTATTCTGTTCTAGTTTTTAAGAAAAGAAAACCCCCCGCTTTGAAGCGAGGGGTTCCTTTACCTTAGAACGATTTCACGCCATTCATTCTCATCTCTCTTGCCAGATCACGAACATCGATTGGATAAACCCCTACGGAATGCTGGTTCTTTTTAATGGTTGCAGATGCACCACCCCCCAGAATGTGAAAGCTACCATCCTTGGATTGGATCATGTTCACCGTGAATAGCTTGGTCCTTTTGCGCTGGTCAGGACTGCGTAGCCATTGCTTGTTTTTACGTGCTGATTTTTCGTTTTTGGTTGTCATATTATTGTTTTGTTTTGTTTTGTTTTGTTTTGTCAGAGATTATTTTTTAACGACTTTTTTAAAAGATTCGTGAAGCGATTTGAAGCGTTTCAGGGTGTCCCCCCCATTGCCTTGCCAATGCGCTGCCCAGATCGTTCCAGAATGGGGACTCTTGCCCACGAAGCGGGATTTCTTCTCATTCCCACACTTTAGCCATTGCCCGACTTGGATCTTGAGTTGTCCATGACGAAGGGCGGATTCAAATGCGGGATTCCAAAGGTCGATTGTTGGTAGGTATTTCATGTCGTAATTATGGTTTAGTTTTTATCCAGTAGTCCATCCCGAATCGCTTGCGTGGTTTCCTTGTTCCACCCATATAAACGGGCATCCATGTCCAGATTCATCAGGGCATTGGGAAGGGTTCCGCAATGGTGCGCGGTTCCCAGAAAGTTCCAAACAGCGGTTTCATTCACGTTTGCGCGATTGGCAAGCTTTTCAATCTTTTCCCTTGGGATCTTGTTCATGGTTGTATTGTGTTCTAGTTTTTAATCTTACCAATCAGTTCTTGCGCTTGCCCAGATCTTGACAATCTCCCCGCTTTTCAACTTAACTTTCACGCTATCAACAGTTGCCGAATCCTCAATCACCTCTTCAATCTCCTTGGAGAGTTGATAGGTGGGATTGGAAGAATAACCACATGACCATTGCTCATCAAGGTTTCGCATATCTTCATCCTCCAATTCTTCTCCGTTCAGACTACCTTCAGAGATATACCATTCCACCGTAAGATCGATGGGAATGCTATAATCCCCTTGGCATCGCATGAACAGGGGAAAAGCATATCCTCCCCGTGCATCGCATCCCGTATGAGCATAGCATACCATCAAAGCATCTTCCAGATAAATCCAGTCTCCTTGATCATCTGCTTCCCATACTTCCCAAACATAGTTCTGAGATAAGTCATTTTCATTGTTATATGTATTGTCCCTTGCAAGTTGTTTCAGTCCCAACACATCTTTTGCAAAGGTTTCCCCCGCTTCAAACCATGATAGATCGGAATTTTCTTCCAATTCCGCCCATGCTTCAAATTGCTCTTGGATATCAAAATCCACTTCACAAGTCTTGGCAAGGAAAAGAGCGGTTTCAATGGTTGCAATGACTTCATTACTATACACATCAATTGTGATGAGTGGTTGATCTTCGGAGATTGGAGGTTTGTCGTAATGTCTTCCGTAATGGTCACCAGAGTCGAGAAATGACTTGCCTGTATTGAATCGGAATGCCTTGGCGATTGTTTCTAAGTTCTTTGTCATGTTCGTATTATTGTCTAGTTTTTAATATCCGTTGTCAATTGCCCAATCGTAAATCTTATCCAAAACACCGTTAGAGATATCTTCTTCCAAACCATTGCTCTTTTCAAGATATCCCAAGTCTTGAGCCATTCCAATCGATCCACTGGCATTTGTGGATGTGTTCTCAATGTCACAGTAAGATCGTTGCTCCCCATCCTCTTCAAAGAGTTCAAGAGTCACAAGGTATTTTCCGAATTTTTTTGTGGTTGTCTTTTCCATGTCGTAATTATTGTCTAGTTTTTAATGCGTCTTGGTCTTGTTGGATTTGTTGGGCGTGGTTGTTCCCCATCGTTGACATTGCGAAAGATGTTCTTGTATGCCGCCACAATCACCCCCAAGGGCAATCCTGAGACTTCCGCCATCTTTTCCATGCTCACATCCTCCAGAATGTATCGGGCGGAACCAATGGCTTGCCAACGATCATCATCAGTCATGTCCTCATAGGGCTTATAATTTTCAATGTCCATGTCGTAATTATTGTCTAGTTTTTAAGGAAGCGGATAGTAGCATTCCCCATCTTCATCCCGCCAATATCCCCCAAACAGGCTTTGATCCTTAACCCATTCAAAGCGTAGCATTATCCCCTTACATTGCTTTTCCGTTCCCCGAAAATATTCGGGAAGATCAATTATTTCCGTTCCCTTGTGTAAATGTTCCAGAGTGTGTTTGACAATCTTCATGGCCAAATCTTAATCTAGTTTTTAACTAAACAACATCTCCCCATATCTTTTTCTAGCATCATTCAAATCACGTGGAGATAAAAAATTTAAAGATTATCAGATTCTTTTATTAGTTTTTCAATACGACATCTTAGATTATATGAAGTCTGCCCATAACTTTTTAATACCCTTTCTTGCAAATTATTTAACTCGTCTTCCAAACTAATATCAATTGACGATGGTTTACTCTCTCCACCTTTCCATTTAGACTTAGAATAATCTTTTTCAATTTTATAAACCTTGTTATCAGCACCAACCATCTTATCAATGACACCATAAAATGGGAGAACAAACTTTCGTCCACCAACCTCACTATAAAAATCCTTAGCATTATCACGACTTACAAACACATTAGTGTTTCCAATTTCATTTTGATACTCACCGGGTTTATTAGGGTCGGTACCAACCATTTTAAATGTCATATATATTTCATCGTTATCACCACCAACAACTTCACCATAAACAATTGAATCTTGGTCAAACTTTTCACCAAGAGAAATTGCTGAGTCCAATGAAATATTATTTACTATATAAGAATTTTCCAAACTACCATAAGAACCTTTGACCTTTCTATAACCATAACGGCCCGAAACCAAAATATCCTCAAGCTTTTCATTGGCTTCTTTGTTATATTGTTTACTTGCCTTTTCACCATAGGGGTTTTCACCAGTTAAAATGGAGATTGTCTTAATTGATTTTCTAATTCCTCCGCGAAGTATATTTGCAACGGAAGAATATTTTGATTCATTCATTCTATCATCTGAAGATTCTGTTAAGATATTTTTATATAATTCAGCGATTGTAATTTGATCTTTTGTAGTCATGGTATTATTTATCAATTTAGATTACTTATCCCCAAATTCTTCAGTGGCAAGGATGTTCTCCCGCTTAATTGTGAAGCATTCAGGCTTCTCCCCTGAAGTCATCTTGGCAGCATCAGAGGGAGTAAGATAGCTTGCAAATGTATCACGGTTAGTTGATTCTCCATTGACGAAGTAAAGCGTCTCACACTTGGAATCTGTCGGATATAATCTGATATATTCAGCTTCCTTATGTTCGATGATATATGGAAACACCTTCCATTGACCCCAAGGAAGTTCTTGAACATCTCCCCGTGTTCCTTCCTCAATGCCTTGTTGAACGCTTGAGAGATTGGCGAAATTGATACCAGCACGGCATACAGCGGATGTATGTTTTTCCAAGGTTATACCAGACTTCTTGTGCGCGGCAGCAGGAGTCGGATTGCTCTTCCATACGGCCTTAACAAATTGACCCTTGCTATTTAAGATACGATCCAAGATTTCTTGAGCCGTCAATGATTGTGTCGTTGTCTTCATGTCAGTAGTGTATTCTAGTTTTTAACCAATATAATTCGGATACCATAGATATCCAAGTAGTAGAGCAACTCCCCATAGAAAGTTTCCTGATATCATCAGCCAACACATTGTAATGAAAATAATTCCTGTTATCATATTAAAATTCCTCCCCTTCTTCGGTGGAGAGTTCCTTGTAGGAGTAGAGTTTCGTTTCGATTGTCGTCATGGCGTAATTATGGTTTAGTTTTTAAGAGCGAATGCTTCAGGATACGAATTCCATGCGGGATTCTTTTTCCGTAGGATTTCCAATTCTTCCAATGTCGGCTTGTTGTCCTGCTTTGCAATCCAATCAATGGCATGAAATCTTTCAGCGATTTTCCGTTGGGATTGGTAGAACATTTGTTGTTGTGTCTGCATGTCCAAATCTTAATCTAGTTTTTAAAAGAAGGGGTGGGAGGACTTGAACCTCCCACCCCAAATCTATCATCCAGCGGTAAGAACCATGTCACCCCGCTTGATAAGCTTCTCACGCTCCACAGGGTTCGCAAGGGCAGACACAAAGCTTCTCTTGTTCTCCATGCCCAATCCGAATTCAGCGGAGTATGCCTTACGTCCAAGGTCTTTGTTCGATCCGCCAGTGCCATTGCCCCTAGTCCAGAATTCCGTTGCACCTTGGGCAAGGTAGAACATATTCCCACCACGATTGCCGCTACCATTCCATGCCAGAGAGACGATTTCCGTCATCTGATTCAGAGAACGGGTGGAAAGCTTCTCATCGCTCTTGGTCTTGTCTGCAAGGTATCCAGCAACAAAGCGTTCAGCCTTGGAAAGATCGCATTCAATGGCATAGAGTTCCGCCATCTTCTCTTCAAATTGGCGACGACCAAGCAGAGTGTTATTAACAATTTCTGCCATGTTATTGATACGGATGGATGCGTTCTTGGTATGAGAGATGCGAAATCCCTGATTGCCCCGCGATTCAAAGGAAGAGCGCAAAGTGTTTGCACATACAGTCCTATGCGTAGTATCATAGTAATTCGCGTTCTTCGTGCCATCATGGGAAGTGAAGAGAGAGAAGAATGCCTTACACTCGCTTCCGTCAGGAAGGTTGATATTCGACTCTCCATCAAATTCCACAGACACGAAGAAGTTCTTCAAACCAGAGAGAGTTCCCGCCGATACGATCTTGTAATTGATATCATTTAGAGCATCCTGAAGAGCATCAAAAAGCAATTCATTTTGAAGGATTTCATACTTGTCGGATGCGACATGAACAGGACGGAAATCCCCTTCGATATCATCGATTTCCCTAAGATCAGCGACAATGGTTTTCCATCCTTCAAGAGGGACTTCCACCCCGTCGATGTTGACGTTAGCTTGTCCTTCCAGATAAGGAATGAACAAGGGTTTCAGAATCTCTTTGGTAAGAGGAGTCTGATGATTTTCATCAAGTGAGTGCCATGCGCGTTCGCCATAGGTGATTACCCGATCAGTTCCAATTTCGATTTCGTGTGCCATTGTAGTAGTGTGTGTTGTTGTTTTTCGTTACGTCCAAATCTTAATCTAGTTTTTATCCTTCAATGCAATTTTCCTCAAATCGTTCTTTCACTTCATCCTGATTGATGGGAAGGAACGATGGCTTGCTACCTCTCTGCATATCGGTAATAGGATTTGCCCAATGATTAGATTCAGCCCTAAGATAGTGAAAAGATTTCTTGTTCCTTGCAATCACCTTTCCACTGAAAACATTGGTGGTGGGAATCCCATCCGTTTCAACAACGAATCGGGTGTTCTTTTGTTTGTCGATATCCAGCGGAATGAACATGTAGTATTGTTTGGTCATGGTGGGAGTATGCTCTAGTTTTTATTCGTTCCAATGCGAGGGGAATTCCTTCTCAAGCGTGGATTCCATATTGTAATACGATCCTTCCCCTTCTCCATTCAGATTGATATCCAGAAGATAATGGGCGGCAAATGTGATGGCTTTTTCCAGACTATCTTCGCGCCCAATCTCCACTTGATCATAGTCAGGTGGTTCCCAATACGATCCCCCATCACCTTGAACCACTTCGATGGAATAGCGATAGCGACCTTCAATGGGTTTTGGATCACCCAAGAGAGTGCGCTGAGACATAACCGGATCATCCAATTGGGGAACAAAGAAGAACATGTCATCTTCGGTCTTGTATGCATGTGGTTCCGCTTCCAATTCGTAATCGGTGTCGATCACCAGAGGGGACTTGAGAAATTTCAAGCAAAGTTCTTGGATGTTTAGGAATTCAAGTTCTTTGCGGCGTTGGGAGTAATCTTTCGTCATGCCCTGATTGTGGTCTAGTTTTTAAAAGATGAAATCGCTTTTGTCCAGCTTCGTGATTGTGAATCCCTCTTCCACCCAAGTATTTCCAGAAAGATCATCCATATTTGATATCTCATCGTAATGTTCTTCAAAGAATGCCTTCACAGTATCGGGAATGTTTTCAGGAAATTCGATTCCCCATCCAGCGGTAACATAGTATTCGTTACCCTCAATTTCAATTAAGAAATCATCCTCATTATCCCGTTTCCAGTAGAATGATGCTTCCTCATTGATTTGTTCCACGGTATCCCACAGTTCCTTATCAGTGAAGGGGAACTTGAGAAATTCAGGTCCGATTTCCACCTCACTGCCTTCCACAATGCTGCCAATCTCAATACCAATGATATCGGGATCGTCCAGAAGAGTTGGATCATTTGCTCCCTTGGATTCGTAAGAGACGTTGCGATCTTCAGTCAGAACCAAACGTGTCCACGGACCGCAATCAGTGTATTTATAAAGGGAACGACCAAATTTCCAGAAATTGTTGTCGTAATCGTCTGCACAGAGTTCTTTCGCGTTGTTGTATGTCTTCATGTTGTCAGTGTAGTCTAGTTTTTAATCCAATCTACATATCGTGATAGATTGTGGTGTCTCTGATAACTGTTAGATTATCCATCAAACGGTTTTTCCATATCCTATCTCTTTCACTCCCAACTTCTCTCACTACGTTTGTGATAATGTCTTGAAATGATGGATATTTGTCGTAATATCCAACATAATCCCCATAAAAACCATCGTATTGAATATCAATTTTCAATCCTTTTTTAAGTTCTCTTTCACGAACTGTGAATCCAAGTTCTTTTAATTGTTCCTTTGTCAAAGGTGTCATATTATTTTTCATGATATCCACTTGGGGAATGAATACATCCAAAACCGGATGCAGTGTTTCCACACCACCTACACTTGTTCTTACCACTACCATGCTTATGCTTCTTCACGGGACTAATGGTGCATCCCGATCCGTATCCTGTCTGCCCACAGAATTCACATTTCTTATCATCATCAAAATGCTCATGCTTTCCGTATGGGGAAGCGGGACAACCTAACCCATATGATTGGGATTGACAATATCTACATTGTGACATATTATTATTTATTGATTTAAGCGTTACGAATATTTTTTAATTAAAGGATGTTGTAACACATTATCATCAAACTTGATCCGCTTGTGCCATCCCCGAATGCGTTCTCCCTTGATATCATAGAAATGGGATATCCTACCGTTCGTAGTGTCAACCACATTGGAAAAGATATTAGCTGCTTTCTCCATACGCGATTGGTAATCCTTACCCAGAAACAGGCGATAGTGAATTTTCCAGAAGGTGGACTTGATCAGGTTGATTGTTGGATTGAATAGCTTCATTGTGGTATCAGTGTATTCTAGTTTTTAAGCGATTCCATCCACGTAAACCATTTCGTAATCATATATCTATCAGATATCAATTCATCGTGTAGGTTAATTCTAACCATGATCGTGTCAAAGTTCCAAAATACATCATGTAATAATGCACCATGACAGAATTCCTTTTCAAATGAATTGATATTCTCATCGATCAGATCATCCCAATCTTTCAACGTATTGATGAATTTGTTCATCATATCAGATTGTAACATTATATCTATTAAAATGAAGCAAGTAATTGTTAGTCCAAGATTCCCTCTTGGACTTCATAGATATTGGACGGCTTGCCTCGTTTTCCAGCGGGATTTTCCACCTTGCCTACCACGCTTGCCTTTCCCATCTTGATTAGGGTTTGAAGGAAACCGTTTACATAGACGGTATCCACTCCCAGCTTTTCACTCAGTTCCTTCACGGTTGTTTTCATATTATTATTGTATTCTAGTTTTTGTTTTACTTTGAGATAGAAATTTGTCCCACCAATGTTTCGGAAGAACGCTGTATCATTTTCCACTGATTCCGGTTCTTGGTCTGTCCAGATAAATTGATCTTCCTGATCATCGTCTTCCGGTGCTTGTTCAAATACTATTTTATACTGTTCGTCGCCAATGTCAATAATCTTTGCGTCCTCTCCAGTGGAATTTTTCCAATAGGAGATTTCCAGAGGCTTGCCGAGAAGGGCTTGGGGATTAAATGTTTTGTTCATGCTTTGTATTCTAATTTTTATTTTACAATCTTAAGCTTGCTTACGTCAACACCGAACTTAGCAGCAATGTCATCTAACGTCAGCTCAAGTGGTTTGGTGAGAGTGTTGAACTCTTTTTCTGATAGATACTTACCATCAACATACCATACTTTATATCCATCAGCAAATTCAACTGCTGGTCCATCAAGCCGATGAAGAATGGTCATCGATTTGTCTTTGTAGTAACGCTTGCAGCCGTTTTCATCAATTTGAATGTATTGTGCTTCTTGCATGTTTTTATTGTATTCTAGTTTTTATTTTACAATCTTAAGCTTGCTTACGTCAACGCCGAACTTAGCAGCAATGTCTTCTAGCGTCAGCTCAAGTGGTTCTGACAGAGTGTTGAACTCTTGTTCTGATAGATACTTACCATCAACAAACCATGCTTTACGTCCATCAGCACCTTCAACTGCTGGCCCATCAAGCCGATGACGCTTATCATCAACCCACCATTCTTTACGTCCATCAGCCCATTCAATTGCTGCCCCATCAAGCCGATGACATTTACCATCGACCCACCATTCTTTACGTCCATCAGCACCTTCAATTGCTGGTTCATCTAGACGATGACGTTTACCATCGACAAACCATACTTTACCTCCATTGGCATATTCAATTGCTGGTCCATCTAGACGATGACGAATAGTCATGGCTTTGTCTTTAAAGTAAAACTTATTACCATCTCTATCGATTCGAATATATTGTTTTTCTTGCATGTTTTTATTGTATTCTAGTTTTTATCAGAAAGCGAAAACCCCTTGGTCTTGCTCAGAGATAATTCACTCGCTGATAGTTCTTGTGATGATCTGGCAATTCTTGGGATTCGGTAGATCATCAAATTCCTCCACGGTGTTACTGTCAATGATCATAAGCAGAACCTTCAGGAATTCGCCATGAGATAAGATAATAATATTCTCGTCCTTAAAATTATTCTTGAGATATTCCAGAAAGACGAATGCCCTTTGATAAACATCGGCAAACGATTCACCTCCCGTTGGGCGACGATAGAAATCAAATAGGTGTTTACGCTCTCCCCGTGTTTTGAATTGCTCCACTTCATCCCGTAGATTTCCCCATTCACGTTCACGTATAAGGGCATTGAAAAACATGATACAGTCATCATCAATGTATGTTTTGATTATGTTTGCGGTTTCAACTGCTCGCACATATGGACTGGATATGATAATGGGATCATTGACAATATATTTCAAATCTTTGCCAACCTTCTCAGCCTGTTTCTTACCTTCCTCTGTTAGATTGATTTTCCAATCAGGCATTATATTATACGCTTCGGCATTTTCATTGCCTATTGAGCGTCCATGTCTAATTAAATATAATTTCATAATAATATTAATATCATTTAATTTTGATATATCTTTTATTACACTAATTCCTCATGTAAATTTCGATACTCCTGTATGATCTTCCATACAGCGGCAGCACCCCTACCAAACTTCTGCATCTTACCCTCTCCGACAAGCTCCCGAAGGAGAATCTCAGCGGTTTGACCAGACACCCCAAGCTTATCACTGATACGATCCAGAGTCAAGTAGGGAGGCTCATCCATGTTTAGGATTTCTTCCTTGCGAACATCGGCAGCAGGAGTCTTGTCTTTCTTAGTCTTCTCCTCTTCCACGGGAGCAACGTAAGCACCCTTGAAGTCAAAGCCATTGGAAGTCATCATTGCCATATGAATCTTGGTTTCCCCAAAGCGATTCTTATACACATGGAAGAGACGCATGGTATCATCCTCCTTATCCACCGTGACTTTCATGTTCACATCCACAGCATGGATGATATCAGTTCCACCCTTGGGCAGTCCTTGAGTGGTGATATGGAGAACAAACACCAGAACGCATCCGGTTTCCTTAGCAGTCGATAGAAGCAAATCTTGTGCGTATTGGTAGAACTCCCGCTTCTTCATTTTAGAATTGGAGGAACGAAGGGCTTGGAAGCTATCCACAACCATGAAATCGTAATCAGACATGGCTTCCGCAATATCCTCAACATTGCTGATATGCGCCACATCCACATCCGTAACACCTAAACGCTTGCAAGCATAAGCAATTTGGAAGTGAGATTCCTCACCGGATGCAATGGCAGCTTTCTTACCTTGAGTGGTAAGCATCTGAGCAATTAAACAATTTAGAGTACTTTTACCTGAGCCCGCTGTACCCGTCATCGCAATCGTGCTTCCCGGCATGAAACCAGAAAGATGTTCAGTGCCAAACATCAGGTCAATCTCAGGACATCCCGTATTCATCCGATTGAAATAGGAATCGGGAATCTCGATTGAGGAGCATTTTGTAAATTTGGTTTCAAGTGTTGATAAATTCATAACGACAATAGAATATCCTAGTTTTTAATTAATGTTTTGCCTGTGTCCCAAGAGTTCAGCCTTCTTGGGATTGATCGATCCCTGCGATGATTTTATCTGCAAGTCTGATCGCATTATTCTTGGTGAGACATAGGAAACGATGCGTCATCCTGCTTTTATCATTGAAGATAATAACAGGGTAAAATCCAATTTTTGTTTTACGGTAGGATGCTTTCATGAAGTTCAATATATTCTAGTTTTTAAGAACAATCTTATTCCTTACCATAAGCTGACTTATCGGCATCCACTCCGAAATCAATCCCACCATCCTCATAACCCAGACGGTAGAACTCGTTAGAGAGATCTTCCATCACATCACGAATTTCTTTCATGTTATCCTCATTACAAAGTCCCCTCTCATACAATACAGTTAGGGCTGTTTCAATCTTCATGTTTTCTTTTTTTATTTTTTCGTCGTTAATATTTATTATAATTTTACCATTATCCATCACCATCATTCCTCGATCCATCATATCATCAATGGTTGTATTGAACATATCAGTTCCATCCCATTTATCAAGGACTTCTTTGGGTTGATGGGGATAGGACATGATCACCCCCACCGTTCCTATCTCCGTAAGAGACAATCGCCCATCAAACAATTCAATTGGTAATATAATTTCTTTACTCATAATCAATGTAATTTAATCCATGATGCCAATGTGTCAATGGAGAAGATTCCCATCACATTTAAACGAATACACGCTTGGTAGAATTCTGCCTGTTTGAATCCCGAATCGGAATCGTAGATGAATGCCGTCTCATTGGGAGTTGCCCGAACATAGAATTCAGGTAATTTTTTGGATACTCCCCATCCCACCAGATTATTCAACAATCGCTGAATAGTATCATCCGAAGATTGTATCACGCCTGAAAATACAAAACCAAAGCTTTCGCTATGATAATATTTCAATTCGTGAATAGGTAATATTTTTTCTTCTACCATTATTGTATAATTAAAAAGTAAATATAATTAGTCATAACTCTTTAGAATTGATTCAAAGACTGGGCAATATGTATAATAATTATCAAAAGAATACACACGATTCCTAAAAAAGATATAGCAAATTGATTCATAATCAGGAATACCAGAAATTTCATCTATAATTGGATGAGATACATAGAAAAATTCTCCTTTATATGTATGTTTAACCACTGAACGAAGATCTTCAATGAATTGATCATACCAATCATCTGGTTCTTTTTGATGATTGGTATAAAATACATCATACTCGTATTTGCGGGCTACTTCACTTCCCATGAGGATACAGTCGAATAGCACTTTGTTTTTTACGTTTTCTAGATTGATTGCGAATTTTTCCATATTTTTATTTGTTTTTTTACTCTGGCGGCAACTTTGCAAAGACTTAATACTTATCTTCGACTTTCTTATTCAACTTATTGATTCGTTTCCCAACTTTCTCAATTCGGGCAGTAGCTTCATTTAACTGATCCTCTAGTAGCTCATCGTATTGGATATACATGTCACGCCAGCGTTTGGCTTCTTCTCGCCACAATTTGTTTTCAGCTACTAATTCGTCAACTCTTTTGAGCGTTTGATTATAGTTCTCTTCATTTACTTGTGCGCGTAATTTCCAGATTTCAGTTTCGTTTGTTTCCATTTTATTTTATGTGTTATTGTCATTTACCATCAAAGATATTTTTATCAATTACTTGCATTTTGTGGGTGATTTAAAAACCATTCTGGAGTCTCTCGTCTTGTCCATTTAGCAAAAGGAGCCTTATCACAGATATAATATAAACGATATTTGTCAACTATAGATGATGAATCGAATGATGGATGATGACGACAATTTTGATCTGCTGCGATTGCGATTGCAAATTCAGTGAGATCACCATCTGGCACTTGAGCTTTGTTTATATTATTGAATACCCAGTCAATAAAAGAAGAAACAAAGTGTGGATTATAACCACGGAAAAGCCTTTCTTGTTCTAGAGCGATGGTGTGATCCAACAACCATAACATATTTGCCAAATTCTTGCGAGTCCAAATGCTAGATGGATGATTCCAGTGAGAATACTTTCGAACTGTTCCTGCTTTTGTAAGCGGAGCAGTCTCAATATCTTTTTGAGAGAAACAGTTAGTGAGCATTTGAACACTCTCTAGAACCATCTTATTGATGTGAAGGTTGCACATTTGCTGTGCTGCCATTACAGGATTTTCGTCGATACAGAATATATTCATTTTTCCCAGATATTTGCTTCAGAACTTTTACCTCTGGAACTGCCCTCGGTATTCTCAAGTTCCTGTTCATTATAGAGGATGCCATCAATATAGTCAAGACCATTCGGGGATTCTTTTACAATAAATTTAAGCAATGATGGGTCAAATGATTCTGTTTCAAACGAATCACCAAAAATTGTTCCTTTCTCATAGGAATGATACTCCAGCACTTGATCTGGAATGTCCTCAAATTTAACATCTGAGCCAACATAATTAATACATTCATGTTTTTCCGCAAAATCTCTGAATTTTTCTTCAATGATTGTTTTTGATGATCCATCTTCAAACAGTTCTTCCACAAGAATAGAACAAGAATCCAAATCGGGGCTATAATAATGCAAGAATTTTAAACTGCTATCTTCAATATAGATAGATTCATTATCCTCAAGCAAGAAATTATGCTCATAGGGAATGTCGATTGATTCATCAGGGCTGAGAATATAATCCACAATATCAATCTCTTCATTCTTTTGTTGCTGAAACCAGTATGAATATTGATCTTCGTTTAAGCGTAGGAAAATACTTTCCGCGCCATGACCATTTAATGTTAATAAATATTTATTCATAATTTTTATCTTCAAATAATTCTTTAACGCTATCTTCACAAAAAGTTTGGTGAATTAGGATCGTCTTAAATGCAGTAATCCAATCATCTACATTAGCATCCCAGTTCAGTGTGAGAAGTAATGATTTATTGTGTATATAACTATCTACGGTGATTGTCGTTTTATCGTCTTTACTTGGTAACATATTATAATTCATTTAATTTTGAAATTAATCGTTTAATTTGCGTCTGAGAACAATCAGGTCGGTTTACATATTCTAATACTGCATCAACCGCAGCGCCACAACTTAAACCGCATAATTTATCTGCCGCCATAGAAACTGTTTCTTTGTGATTCTCGGTCGTATGATCACGGTTTTGAATATCAATCAAGTGATCCACAAGATCGGCAATGCCTTGATCGTTGAGCAATAC